ACCTTATTATGACCACTAAAGTTAATAAAATCACCTGCTTTAAGAGCTCCCGTAATGTTTACACCAGGACTTACATCAACTGCTAGTGTTCTAGTTCCTGCTGCATAACCACCTACATTGTCTACAAGTAATGTTTGTGTTGCTTTATCTAAAGCACCTTGTGTATCACTGTACTCTGGTAATTTGGCTGTAAATGCACCAAATGCACCTCGTTGTTTTGCAATAAACGCCATAAGCGGTGCAAAATCAGCTCGTTTACCAAGCGCATAGCTTGCTGTAAACTTCCAGTATTGTGGTCCGTATGTTTTACGCTGTGTTCTACCACTGTCTGCTTGTGTTGAAATAGTTTCAGTCCAGTTTTCAATATTAAGTGTTTGAAATTTAGGTGTTGTTGGTAATGTGTCTGACATTATACTATACTCCTTTGACCACTCTCTTCCATGGCCTCTCTTATTATATTAGTTATCATACCTCTACGCTCCATAAGCATAGCATCAACACTTGACGCGTCAGTAGCTTCAATATGAAAATTAACTTCAACTGGTCCTGAACCACCCATGTTTTTGTTTGGTATAATTGTACCTGATTGGTTTGGTAAGAACATTTCTGGTCCTGCTTCACCAACTACATATGGAGTACCTTTACTTACACTACCCCCTCCTGCTCTACCTTGATATTGTTGACTTGCAATTGTTGCAATTTGTGCTGCACCTGCTGCACCAACAAGACCTGCTAGTATAAAGTTAAGTGGTGGTGGACTTGAACCAAGTGCGTTTAACACACCTGATGCTGTTTGAATAATTGCTTCTTTTAATTTAAGTGCTTTAAGCGCCATAAATGCTGCTTTGTTGTGTTGTGCTGTTTGTTCAAGTAATTGCATACCTGCTTTTTTAGCAAAGTCAATCTTATCTTTTTCAGCCATTTCATTAAACTTGATTTCACCAAGTTTACCACTTCTAAACTGATCCAACGCTTTTTCAACTCTAGCAGCACCAATACGCTCTAAGGTATCTTGGTGTTTACGCTCTAGTGCTTCAATCATACGCTGTGCTTCACTTACATTTCTAAAGTGTTCACCATAGTAATCTTGTACAGCTTTTATTTTTCTAACATGTGACTGTTCTGCTAGTTGTTCTTCAGACATAAGTCCTTCTTGAACTGTCTTAAACTCTTTTTCAATTCTTTTTCTTATTTTTTCAAGTGCTTTAGCATCTGGACCTTCATCTAAACTTACTTTACCACCGCCTATTGTATCTTTAGTATTGCGGTTTTGACGAAGTATTTGATCATCATATATCTTATTACCTTCTTTTAATACTTTATTAACTGTTCGTAACTTATCAATAACTTTTTGTGTATTGCTTACTTGGTTATCTTGTAATCCTTCAATAAGCTCTAGTTTTTCACCATGCATATCAAATAATCCATCCATAATGCCCATGTCTGCAACAAGGTTTTGCATTTTTGTTGGATCATAATCAATAAGTTCAATTGGATCTTTACCTATAAGTGATCTAGCTTTGTTAAAGCCTTTAATTATAAAGTCTATTGCATCAGCAACATTTTTAATAACAACATCTAAAATTTTAGCTATCTCTTTAGCCATTAATACAACAGCTAAAATAATAAGTTTAACACTTCTACCAATTAAGAAATAACCAATAATACCTATAGCTTGTGCTTCAGGAGGTAATGCATTAAACACTTTAAACAAGTTATTAAGACCTTGTGCTACAACATTAAATATCATTTTAACTGGTTTTTCAACTGATTTAAAGCCAGTTAATAAACCAATAATAATATCATTAAAGCCTATGCGTACGCGTTTTGTAAGCGCTTGCAAGTCTTTTTCAGGTAATAAGTCGTTAATTGTTGAGCTAATAGCGTCTAGTGTATCACCAAATCCTTTTGCAAGACCTTGTAATAAGCTACCAAATCCACCTTTATTAAGTGTTTTTGTACTTCTTAATACTTGGTTATTAAGTTCTGTAAATGCGTCAGCAATAGTAGGTGGTATCTTTTTAAATTCTTCTCGTATCTTAGGTGCTTGATTTTCAAGTGCATCCAATACAACTTGTGTAGTTAGTTTACCTTCTCCACCAAGTTTTCTTAGTTCACCAATTGTAACACCCAATCCAGCAGCAATAGCTTGTGCTAGTCTAGGAGTTTGTTCTAGAACGGAGCGTAATTCATCACCACGCAATGCTCCTGAACTTAAACCTTGTCCAAGCTGTATGATCGCTGCATTAGCTTCTTGTGCACTTGCACCAGATACCTTAATGGCTTTGTTAATAGTTTCTGTAACTGTTAATAGTTTTTCTTGACTTGTACCTGCTTCAGTTGTACTTCTAGCTAATCTACTAAACAAGTCTGTTGTTTCGCTTAGTCCACTTCTTGTTTGTGCACTAAGTGCGTTAAGACGCTTTTGAGCTCTTATAAAAGCTTCACCACCGCCAGTTGCTAGTTTTAATCTAGCATTAACCTGCTGAAATTCATCTGATAGTTGAGCTACTTTTCTTATTGTAGCTAAACCAACAATAGCACCAAGCGCTGCTGTTACTCTGCCAATACCTCTATCAAATTCTCTTGTATCAAGGTTTAATTTTACTGTTTGACTTGCCATAAGCTTTACGCGTCTCCTCTTGCTCTATTTGAAAATAAGCTAGCCAAATATAAACTTCAGCAGTACTCATTTTTGACACTTGTTCAAGCGTCATGTTTAATTCACGACCCAGTCTACATAGAATTAATAGGTCTGGATCGTCCCTTAGTTTTTTGCAGTTTCGTCCAAGTCGTATGAGCCAGCAGTACTTAAATTAAGTTCTGTAGCAATCTTGATCAAAACTTCAGGATCAGCTTCGTTCAATAAAAATAATCTTTCTGCTGGTTTAAACATTTTACTACCATCTGCTTTTCTAGCTTTAGCAATAATTGTTTCTACCAATGCTTCTACAACCTTACCTTGTTGGTGTAACTGCATAATTTTACTTTGGTCACTGAAACTGTTTGTGTCTCTATAATAGATAGTTGTATCCCATTCAGGTACTTCTATCTTCTTCATATCTGATTCACTGCGATCTCTAAAATGCTTAACAGCACTTGCAATCACTGGGTTTGTATAATTTTGTTCACTCATGTTTATTTCCTTGTGTTTTTAATGGCACGCGCATTTTTGCTTAATGTTGGAGTTAGTATACCGTTTGGTGCTTGTGTACTACCTCTCATGCCTCTGCTTGTTAAATGTCTACCTTTCTCAAGTACACCAATATATGATGTATTATTTTGAATGGTATAACCTGCTCGTGTTTTGCGTCTTACCCAACTGGTACTTGCTACTTTTGTTTTACCTTTTGGTGTAAAGAACGCTAGATCACTTTCAAGTTTTTTACTAAGGCTGAGGGCGCGTATGTCCCTCAGCTTCAATAATTGTCTCTTTAGTACGGTGTTCCCTGCTAAACTAAAGCGTATAAAACTCATTGTTATTATACACCTGTTAAAGTAAGGTCGCCTGTACCTTGGAATGTACACGATCCTGTAACTGCACCATCAAATGATGTTGTTACACTCATACCAGTAACGATAACCTCGCCACTCATACTTGTTCCACCACTACCTTCTGGTAATACAGTAATTGTAACTGTTTCGTTTGTGTCCGTGTTAAAGTCTAAAGCTGCTATTGCTTCAAACTGTGCTGTACTAGCTCCATCTTCTAATACAAAGTCAGCACTACCACTAAAACCATGCATTGTTTTAATGAATGTTCTAGTTGTTGATCCCATTGCTGAAGTTTCAGCGGAATCTTGTGTTGTATCTAGTGTATATGAAGTAATGTTAGCTAAGGCAGTACTGCCAAAGTTTATAACACCTTTATTTCCTCTTATAGCTGCCATATTAGTTCTCCTCTGCTATTGTTGACGCTTCTTCTTCTAAAACTGTTGTATCAACTGTTTCTTCAAAAGATTCTTCTTTAGCTTTTGATTTAGATTTCTTGCTGCTTGTATCGCTACCATCATCAATTGTCCAGCCATAAGCTAAATGTGATTCAATCTTTTCAGGTGACCAATGATCACACTCAAAAGACTTTGTTTTTGTTTTGTTAGTTATGATTTTCATTAAGCCACTCCTCTAACATATTGATATTCAACTTCAAAATTAAGCGACACTTCGCCAAATCTTTGATCAATATCATCGTTTACTACAATTTCGCGCAGTCTAGTATCGTATGCTACACCACCTCGCGTACGATCCGCTTCAAGAGCTTCTTCAACTCTCTCCACAATGTCGTTAAGCTGTAAATCAATGTTAGCACCAGTACAAAAGCACTGACAAATAATATTGTAAATACTGCTCCGCTGACCATCAGCACCAGACATAGTAAATTCACTGCGAACCTCATTGCCGCTTCGTACCATAATAGCAGGAAACTGCTGTCTTGATAAGTTTTCAATGTCTATACTCTCTCTAGTTACATATATTGGCTTAGGATCATTAGCATCACCAAGTATATCAACTATATTTTGTGTTATATCGTTGCGTATACTCATTATCTAACTAGCCTTTGCGCTGGTTGTATTTCTTGTTCATGACTCTCATGTACGCCATCTGCATCAAAGTCGTAATTCAATTGACTGGTTGCTACACTAAATTCCTCATCAAATGCATTCTTGTAAAAAGCAATTTGAGTTTGAAAACTATCACCTTCTGGACTCCATTGAGTTAGTTTAGGTAATACATATTTGTATAAGCAATAGTAAACT